GCTTTAGACATGGTGGGAAACATATCTGAGGTTCAGATCAAGTATCCAGGACCTAACACTAAAAGCACTACCATAAAAGTAATAACAGACGACTCGAGCAGGATCGAGACAGATTATATGATAGAACTAAGAAATGAACAGGGAAAAGTTCTTCCTCTCGCGGTAAAAATGAAGAGCACTAATTAGATAAAGTTAAAGATTCTAAATTTTTTATTTAATTTAGAACAAATCAACGTTATGAGCAGAAGATCATCAAGTTACAGAACAATGACCACCACAGAGGGCATAGTATTTCACCTCTATACAGACGAAAACGGTAGAACAAAACCTCACAGCCAGTCAGGTCCAGCGATACTGTATCCAAAAGGCATAAGCAAGCCGGACGAATACTACGTTTACGGTATCAAATACGATTATCTTAAGTGGCAAGAGCTTTCCAGAATAGCTAAAAGGTCTTCCAACGACGCAGAAGATTTTACAGAGTGATCCATATTTATAAGTAAAACTTATAAGAGATCTCTCAATAGATGTCCGAACAGCAAATAGACATAAAGCAAAGGATTAAGGAAGAGTTCGTTCGATGCGCAACGGACCCGGTGTACTTCATGAAGAAGTATTACATGATCCAGCACCCAACAAAGGGTCGCATGCTTTTCGACCTGTATCCATTCCAGGAGAAGGTAATGAAGCTGTTTCAGAAGCACGATTACTCTATCATAAACAAGTCCAGACAGCTCGGTATATCCACTTTGGTGTCTGCTTATTCGCTTTGGTTGATGCTATTCAACAGGGACAAGAACGTGCTTGTGATAGCTACGAAGCAGGACACTGCAAAGAACATGGTGACCAAGGTAAGGTTCGCTTACCAAAACCTACCGACTTGGTTGAAGATAGGAGCGTCCGAAGACAACAGATTGAGCCTAAAACTCACCAACGGATCGCAGATAAAAGCCGTATCCGCAGCCGGTGACTCAGGTCGTTCTGAAGCCGTATCGCTTCTAGTGATAGACGAAGCTGCTTTCATCGATAGGATCGAAGAAATATTCACTGCGGCTCAACAAACCCTCGCCACAGGCGGTGGTTGCTTAGCTTTATCTACTCCAAACGGTGTCGGTAACTGGTTCCACAAGACGTACATAGACGCTCAAGAGCAGAAGAACAAGTTTCTTCCTATATCGTTGCCTTGGCAGGTACACCCGGAGAGAACCCAGACTTGGAGGGACGAACAGGACTCTATACTTGGAAAGAGAAACGCAGCACAAGAGTGCGATTGTAACTTCTCTACTTCCGGTAACACAGTAATAGATCCCGAGATACTTTCTTGGTACGAACAAACGATGGTTTGCGATCCAGTGGAGCGTCGGGGAATGGACAAAGCGCTGTGGATTTGGGAATATCCCGATCCAATGAAGCACTACGTACTCACAGCCGACGTTGCGAGAGGCGACGGAAACGACTTCTCTTCTTTTCACGTCATAGACATCGAAAACGTCACGCAAGTAGCCGAATTTAAAGCGCAAATAGACACTAGAGAGTACGCAAACGTCTTACTCAGTGTTGCTTCCGAATACAACCAAGCTCTGTTAGTGGTAGAACACAACAACATAGGTTGGGACGTAGTACAAACGATCGTAGAGAGAGGATACAGCAACATACACTACAGCTACAAGAACGAATCTTCGATAGATTTCACTAAGTACGTAGACAGAATGAACACCGGAGTCGGATTGGTTCCTGGTTTCTCTATGAACGAGAGGACTAGACCACTTGCGGTAGAAAAGATGCGTAACTTCATAGAAAACAAGATAGTTAACATCAAGTCTTTGAGGCTTCTCGAGGAGCTGAGGGTGTTCATCTGGAAGAACGGAAAGTCTCAAGCAATGCAATCGTACAACGACGATCTAGTTATGGCCTTTGCGATAGCAATGTACCTCAGAGAGACCTCTTTGAAGTTCAAAACCACAGCTGACAACTTAACTTACGCAGCGCTAAACGCTTTCACTAGGACTCAAGACACAACTATAGCGTACAACGCTAACAACAGTTACAACCAAAACCCGTGGGCGATGAACGTAGGCTCTCCTCACGGACAAGCATCAGAAGATTTAACATGGCTTTTAAGCTAACAATATGGCAGAACAACAAAAAAGACAAGAAAACTTATTTTCAACGCTGAAGAGACTCTTCTCGACCGACGTTATCATACGTAACGACGGAGGAGGCGAATTAAAAGTCATAGACACGGACGGAATGCAGAGGAACGGCGTCATACAGACGAACGCCCTCATCGACCGCTTCAACAAAGTCTACACAACTTCTACAGCTTACGGTGTAAACTTAAATTTAGCTCAGAACTACCAATCAGCCCGCGTACAGATCTACGCTGACTACGATGCGATGGACACAGACGCGATCTGCTGTTCAGCTCTTGACATCGTAGCAGACGAGTGTACGCTTAAGAACGAACAAGGAGAAGTTCTCCAGATCAGATCAGCAGACGAGAACATACAAAAGATACTCTACAACTTATTTTACTCTGTGCTCAACATCGAATTCAACCTTTGGTCTTGGGTAAGAAACATGTGTAAGTACGGTGATTTCTATTTAAAGCTAGAGATCGCAGAAAAGTACGGCGTATACAACGTTATCCCTTTTTCAGCGTACAACATCATACGCGAAGAGGGTTTCAACAGAGAGAATCCACAGGAAGTTCGTTTCAAATACGATCCTAACTCCACTTTGGTTTCTTCAACAGGATACAGTTCAGCGCAGAACAAAGACACGGGAGTTTACTTCGATAACTTCGAAATGGCTCACTTCCGTTTGACCGGCGACGTTAACTATCTGCCTTACGGTCGTTCTTACTTGGAACCTGGTCGTAAACTTTTCAAGCAATACGTGCTCATCGAAGATGCGATGTTGATTCACCGTATAGTACGCGCACCAGAGCGAAGAATATTCTACGTTAACGTTGGAGCGATACCTCCGGGTGAAGTAGACAACTACATGCAGAGAATGATCCAAAAGATGAAGAAGACTCCTCTGATGGATCCTCAAACTGGAAACTATAACTTAAAATACAATCAGCAGAACCTGCTCGAAGACTTCTTCATTCCTGTTCGTGGTAACGATACATCCACGAAGATAGATACCGCAAAAGGTCTAGACTACAACGGTATCGAAGACGTTCAGTACTTCAGAGAAAAATTGTTTGCAGCTCTAAAGATACCTAAAGCTTTCATGGGATACGAGAAAGACTTGACCGGTAAAGCAACTTTAGCAGCAGAAGACATCAGATTCGCCAGAACTATCGAAAGACTCCAGCGCATCATAGTATCTGAACTCACTAAAGTCGCTCTCATACACTTATATGCTCACGGATATACAAACGAATCGGCTGCAAACTTCACCCTTTCTTTGACCAATCCATCCATCATATACGACCAAGAGAGAATTGCTCTATTCAAAGAGAAGATCGATCTTGCAAAACAGGCGATGGAAGGAAACCTGTTGCCTATGGAATTCCTTTACGACAAGATATTCCACTTCTCTGAAGACCAATACGGAGAACTAGAGGACATGATCGTTGAAGACAAGAAACGAGAGTTCAGGTACAACCAGATCAAGGAGGAAGGCAACGATCCTGCGGAAAGCGGAACGGCATACGGAACTCCTCACCAGATAGCTTCTCTGTACGGTGGAAGGGAAGACGTTCTCAACGTTCCTGATCGCTACAACGAGAAGATGGGTCGACCAAAGGAACACTCTTCGATAATGGGAACTGACAACTCTTTCTTCGGTAGAGACGCTATAGGCAAGAAAGCCTACAAAAAGAACGCCGAAGCTGGAGAGGACAGCAAACCTACTGACCTCGGTGGAAGCTTTGCGCTTTCTCTCGAGAGCACAATGGGAGAGTACTTGAAAAATAAAAACTCTCTGGAACGCATGTTCAGCAAGGCGCAATCTAGAAAAGTAAAGCTTTTCGAAGAGCCTGACCTGATGAAGGAGGACAACATTAAAGAGAATCTGGACTGATCCATCTAACATGCATACATATTTATTGAATGTGGATACTTATCCTATAATATGGCAATAAAACACAGCAAATACCGCAACACTGGAGTCCTATTCGAGCTTCTTGTGAGACAAACCACATCGGACCTGATCAAGAACCAGGATTCCAAGGCGGTAAAGATACTGAAGAAGTACTTCACCAACACCGAACTCGGCAAGGAATACACTTTATATAACACAGTGTGCTCAAGTCCAAAGCTTTCTGAATCAAAGGCAGAGATAATGATCTCCACTTTGGTCGAACAGTACAAGAAAATCGATCACGATAAGGTAGATAAACTGAAGTATAACCTAATAAAGGAGATCAAGGCAAACTACGACCTTGAGCAGTTCTTCAAAGCTAAGGTCGACAATTACAAGACGTACGCTTCTGTATACACAATCTTCGAATCTCACCACTCAAAGAGCGTTGATACTAAACAGGTCGTGATGAACAAGATCAATTTGTTAGAGCAGTTAACAGCTAAGTCTTTGGACGATGTTAAAGCTCCTCAATCTTTGGTTCAAGAGTTCATGAAAGAGGACAAAGACATCAGACTGTTGGCGTACAAGATACTCGTAGAGAAATTCAACAACAAATACAAAGATTTCTCAGACAGACAGAAGAATATATTAAAGGAATACATCTCAAACGTTTCCGATACCAAAAACCTGAGAGACTATCTCAATAAAGAACTCAACAAAATAAAGTCAGAGCTCACAGAACTCAAAGATAAGTCAAAAGACCAGGTTACCAAGATAAAGTTGGAAGAGGTATTGAAGTTCATTAAGCCTCTAAAAGAAGGTCACACCATAAAGGACGAGACAATCACAGGAGTGCTTCAGTACTGCGATCTCATAGACGAATTAAAAAAACAATCCTAATGAAAGATAACTTCAGTAACCAGTTCGCAACACAGATTCTTCGAGAAGAAAGCACAGACGTCACCGTAAGCGGCATAGACAGCATAACAGGATTAGAAAAAAATTGGGATTCCACTATAGAAAGCTTGAAAAGTTCAGGTTGGGAATTAGAAGATGAAGACATACATGCTATAGAAAACGGAGAGACTGTTAAGTTAATTTCTCCTAACGGAAGAAGAAGAATTTCAGTATCTTTAAAAAAAGTAGCTTTAAAAAAAGTAGACGGATTGGAAGAAGAAGGCAGCGTAACATCAGCTGGCCAAGGATCATCTACTTTTAAAGGCGACGTCGGTGAACAGCCTGCGCCTAGAGCAACAAAAAAAGTAGTTAGAAAAAATCTTAACGCAGAAGTCGCAGACGTAGAAAATA